ACCATCATGACCACTGCGAGGTACATCGTCATGATGATAGCCCGGGATAGCTGGATACCAACCCGGCATCAGCATATGAACCCGGCTGTCAACCACACCTTCAGACAATGAAAAAGGATTCAAGAATTCTTTGGTGATAGGACCACCAAGTTCCATCGCAGCTTTGATGCTACAGTTGAACAGCATCGGTTCATTTTTGATCTCTTCTTGAGACCAGTCAGACCGAAATTTGTGGGCTGGATTGATATGAGGGTTAGATTGGATAAGCATTACTGATCACTCCCAAGAATCGAGAATCATAATAGGCCACCCACCGGTCAAGAAACCACCGGGATCAAATTTAAACTTGTCCACAGTTTCTTCACGTATCAGGATAACTTCCACATCATCAGCAGAAATCTTGCCTTCATCGATTAGCTGACCGATCATGTTCAAACTTTCGGAACGGCGAGTCACAATCGCCAGCGGGATCTTATTGTCAACGTAATAGTTGATCATCTCGAACGTATCACTCGCGCTACTGTTCCCTTCAGGAAACATGGAAAGAGTCGAATCTTTCGGGATATGAAATCGATATTCAAATTTCGTTTGTGGTGAACAGATGATTGTGTATTTTGCCATTTTGAAACTCCTTCAAAGTATGTGTCAATTATAACACGGAACTGAATATAAGCAATCAGGCCAGCATCAAAATTAAATTACACGATAACGAATGATGTCAAAATCATGTCCTTCTTGATACCAAAATTCTTTACTAAAATTACAAATTTTGTCGATTTCGTACCCTTCTCGTCGATACTCAACTTCAATTCTCGTATCCAGAGGAATATCAGTCGGGCATCTGTCTTGCTTCCAATCACTGGGAACGTTAAACCAGCCTTCAGAGTCGGGAGCTTTGCTCAATTCTACTTTCAACGCTTCGACAAATTCTGACAAAGCACTGAAAGAGATCGTCGCATCTTTTCTGACATTCAACCACAATTCTTCTTCCCAAGATACTTTTGGTTTGATCCGGAACCAACTTGGTCGAATCAACTCCTCGGCGATGGCAATCAACACTTCTTTTTGTGTTCGATCGCAATACTCTGAAGTCTCGATGTTTGCAATACTCTGAATCGTTTTCCCTTCACCGAGGGCCATGAGGACATCATTATAGCTGTTCATTTTAATCTTTCAAGAAAGCAAAGTCTTCGGCGATTCCAGTCATTTCAGACAAGATGGCTTTGTGATCGTCAAAAAGAACATAGTCGTTGATCGCTTCATGCAACGGCACCCATTTCGCATTCAACGCATCATCTTTTGGTCGAACATCTGGCAACGCTCCATTGTTGTTCGCAGCAACATCAAAGTGAATCGCGTATGTGATACGAGGGATGCCATGGCATCGTTTTGGGCTGTCATACAACTTGCTGGACTTGATGGAACCAAGCAGAACCTTCTCTGGTACACGCAAATTCGTTTCTTCACGCAGTTCACGCAAGACAGTTTGTGTCAGGGTTTCGTTGTTTTCTTTGAAACCACCGGGAAGTGCCCACGTATTCATACCGGGCGCATGTTTGCGTTCGATCAACAGAACATGTCCAATGCAAGTTACTACCGCATCACCACACAAGAAGTTCAGGGTTTCTGGGTACGGATAGCCAGCGAACCTTTTCTTTTCTGCTTGGTAGTAATCAAAGTCAGCCTGAACAGTTTGTGGAATCTCTGGGTGATGAATGCTCATCAATCCGTTACGAATATCAGTCGCATTCAGATTGCCCAAAATCGGAACAGATCGACTTGGAATACCCGGGAACCAGTTCAGATAATCGTTACCTTCTTTCATCGGAGAGAACAAGACAACATCTTTCTTTGTTCCCCATGAATCACTGATAACATGATCGATCAATGATCGAACTTCGGTGATCCAGCGATGATCGTTGTATGGATAATCGTTCAGTGGATAGAAGTCGATGTTTGTGATTCCTTGTTGGAACAAACGTGTTCGAATCATATTGACTCGTTCGCCGTATGTCCACGGGTTCTTGATTGAACGACAGACGTTCGCAGATCCGATCAAGATGTTCAAGGTTTTGACTTGTGATGCAGCAATTTTGAATGCTTGCATGTGACCATCATGTACGGGCTGGAAGCGACCCAGAATTACGCCATTTTCGATTTTTGACATTTTGAAACTCCTTCTTTGTCAACTTGGTTATTTGTTCCGGCGATTGATAGAAGCAATCTTTTGTCGGGTTTCCTCAACCCAGACTTCGTAATCTGCCCGCGTCAGTTTAGAATTAAAATCTTCAACTTTGATCCGAACCAGTTGTTGATACTCTCGACGCAACTTCAGAAGTTTTGATTTGTCCGTTGTTTTGAGCAATTTCATTTGTCGTGTGCCAATACCAAAATAATCACACCGCCTGCCAACAGCACAATCCACCATGCCGGATCAGAAACAGGAACACCCAAACGGGATGACAAAGCACCCCAAGCAATACCATACAAACCAGATGCGATAAAACTTTTCATTTTGAAACTCCTTCAATGTTGATTATACACTAAAATTAGACAAGCTCAGCAATCGCAGTAAACGCGCACTTCATTTTCTGAATAGTCCCAGACTGCCTGTTTGACAGACAATAGGCCACCCCGGAACCCGCTGACATAGTCACCAATACGTGGAACTGGAAGATCATCATATTCAAAAGACAATGACCACTGACCACAAACGACGTCGTAAAACTTAACTTTCATTTCAATGAACCATAAGTCATCGAAGCAACTTTCCCTTGTTTGATATAAGAATCAAACTGTTCGATAGCTTCGGCTTTCATCGAAACGGGGTATGCTGTCCGGACAGCACCATTCTTGGTGTGCAGAATCACAATGATTTCTTGATTGATCTTTTCTTCGGTGATCACATGAAATTTTGTGCTACCAGGCATGAAACAATTTGAATCACCATCGCTGTCCCATGTTGCCCAAGCATCACCCATGTAATCAAACCTTGTAACTGTGCCGACATCATGATCGCGGAAATCGCTGGATTCATTCCCAATGAATTTAACCCGAGAACCAATCTTGATCTCAGTACCTTTGTGGTCGAAGAATTTTTGTTCAGACATTTGAATTCCTTGGTGAAAAATTAACGGCAGATAGTTTGGTATGCAACGACTCGGCCAAACTGGTCCCAGATAGGTTGCTGATAACATGCTACTGGACCGCAGTACACATTATACCCGCATACCTGTGGAGTAGGTTGTGGGACGATATATTGCTGAGGATACACAGGTTGTGGATATCGTTGTGGTTCTGGTTTTTGTGCAGCAATAGCACCACCAATAACCAAACCAAGAAGAGCGCCTTGTTCACGGTCACCCCAAGCTTGGGCAGAAGTTACACCGATAGCAAAAGTAAGAGCGATTGCAAGTTTTTTCATGATATTACCAGACATAATAGTAAAAGAGAGGGCCAAAGAACATGACACCGATTACTGATGCCTGAGTGATCTCAATGAGTGTTTGTTTGATCATGGTTGTATTATACCATGAAGATCAATAAAAGCTCAAAATGCTGAAAAATTATTTGACAACAGTGACAGCTTCTGTGAACCATGCTGGAAACAACTCTTTGTTCTCAGAGAACAGTCTAGAGAAGTTCGAATCCAGAATGTATGTAGTAGCGTAATCATCAACTCCGCGTACGGCGCGGCCTGCTGCCTGAACTAATCTCACTGTCGCTTTTCTAGCATACCACTTTGGATCGCGATCCGCATTCAACTTGATGTAGTGGCTACCAAGATACTCGTAAGGCACCTTTGGTAGGATTTGCCACCTAGCCAAATCTCCCTTGAAGTCATATCCAGCCTCGACACTCGGGCTCAACAGAATGACATTCTTCTTTTTCAAAAGAGATAGGATCTCATCCCTGTCGTTGCTGATCACCATTCGTTTCTTATGCTTGGAGTTATCTCGGATATCTTTAGCAAGTTGAAAAGAAACAGTGTGAATGACCCCGTTATCAGTACCATGACGATCAACAATCTTATCGACGAAAGCCGCAAGTTTCTCTCTATCAAAAGCGCCAGACACCTTGATAGCATTCATGGCATATACAGGCCGTTGTTCAACTGGGATGGGATTAGCAGCATCAATGATAGCTGCATCCTTCTTTTCAATTCCCATCGTTTTCATGTACTCATCAAAGCCACAGATTGTAGCCGACATGTGAATGAACTGGTCACATTTGTCATAAAGACCTTTATCGACTACTTGGTGAGCATAAACAGGTGTCAGCACAAGCTTTTGAGCGTATGCATATTCTTCAATAATCCACTCACCCCCAGAGAATGCAAATGAATGCAGTGCGGTAGCCCAACCTTTCAGATCATCCGCCACAGCAACAATAGAACCATGCCCATGAGAAGATTCCTTGGCTTTTTGCTCAAGTTCACCTACTTTGGAATTAATAGCATCAATCAACTCCTTGGCAGATTTCTGAATATCAGCCCCAGGAACAAAATAGAAACCCTCATCATATTCGGAGAAGTCATTAATGAATGCGGCAAATCTCCCGGTGAAATTCTTCCCGGCCACCTTTTCAATGGAAGTAAGATCTGCTACATCTATAGTCAGGGCAGCATGTTTTACCAACTGCTCATCAATCTCGTGACACTCATCAATCACCGTGAGAGAAGCACGAGACTTATCATCTCCAATCAACTCAGTTGGCGCCTTGATCTGGAATGAAGTATTAGTCAAACGAAGATCTGCATGCAATCTCCATACTTCACGGGCCTTGAAATAATCACAAGAAGCAGCGGGGACGCAAGCACCAGAATTACATGTCTGTTTGCACTTTGCCGAACCATAATGACCTGCATTTTTAGAACAAGGATAGTTCTGGCGACCCTTCAGAGAGACGATTTCCTTATCATCATGAAGATATTGTTCTTGCAGACCCTTGGTGGCAGTAATGATAGCTGTCTTCCAGTTCTCTTCACCTTTTTTGACCTACCGCATCACCCGATGAACAGTCGTAGCAATAGCACTCTTGCCGATACCAGTGGGGAGTTCCATCAGGATGTGCTTCTTTCCGGCAACCAGATTAGTTACAGCAAAGTCAATTGCTTCCTTCTGACCCGGGTTAAACTTCTCAAAGGGGAAGTGCTCATCAATATATTTTTCGTAGTTCAAAATGCAAATCCTTGTGTGTTGACCGTCTTAGGTTTAATACCTGCCACAGGTAACTATTCTATCACATCTTCTGACACCAGTGTGTCTTCTTTGGTCTTCTGCGCAATCTTTGGTGCATATGACTTATTTTTTGCATCCGGTGTGAAACCAGAGTTTGCCATTCCTTCCAGATCATACAACTTCATCTTAGCACGATTCAGCCCAACCGTAAACCTCTTATTGATAGTTGGATCGGAATAACGATTCTTTAGCTGAACCATCATCAACTGATTCATGTCATCCAGTTCTTCTGTTCTGACAAGTCCTAGAACCATATCGCACGTATGGATGATGCCCATAGATTCTGAGGTATCTGACAAGTCCATATCAGATGATCCATAAGCACCGCGGTTGACCTGGCCAGCTGTGATCACAGGCACATCATTCTCTACAGCCAGCGCTCTGAGTTCTTCACTGATAGATTTCAGATAAGCATATGAGTTAACAGAACCGCCCATCTTCACTCGAGCCGAAGCACAGATACCAAGATAATCAATTAGGATGACATCTGGCTTGAAGTCTTGCTTTGTGACCAATTCTTCCAACAGACCACGAAAATGCCCCGTGTGAGCAGAACCGTTTGGGTACTCTTTGATGAACAGTCTACCGTGAGTCTTTGAGGCTAGATTAGAAATTTTTGTACAGAAAATATCCTTACCAATATCTTTGATCTTGTCAACTTCTATATCCAGCAAATTAGCATCGATCCGTTCTGCAATCTTCTCTTCGGACATTTCCATAGAGATGTACAGAACATTGTATCCCTCACGTAGGAAACCTGCAGCCATGTGAGACATGACCAAAGATTTACCACCACCAGATACTGCCAGCAACATTGTCAGAGACTTGCGAGTAAGACCACCATTAGTGATCTTGTTGAGCATCTCAATATCCATGACGATCTTAGATTCAACCCGAGTGTAGAAGTCAAATCGTTTCTCTGCATCATCAAGATACGAGTGACCCACTGCAGTGTTGAAAGAAATGCCTAGTGCTTCTTGAAGAATACTAGGAATTGCTTCACGCTAGTGTTTCTGATCCTTGCCATCAATAATGGTGATTGATTTCATGATGGCATTGTACAGAGCACGATCCCTGCAAAATGCCTCAGTCTTTTCTACTAACCAATCAAGATTCTTAGGTTCGACTGAAAGACCTTGTACTCGGGTCAATGCATCTTCTGTATCAGAGTTCTACACACCTGACTTATCTGCAATCTGAACTCGGAGAACTTCCTTAGTAGGAAGCATATTGAATTTCAAGAAGAATGTATTGATCTCATCATAGATCAAGGCGTCAACTCTTTCGGCAAAGTATTCTTTTTCAAGGTGAGGAACTACCTTTCGGGCGTAGTCCTCACTGATCAAAAGACTCGACAAGATCGTGTCTTCTACTCTCATGTTTTTCCTTTATTCTGTTCCACCCTTGAATACTGTCATTTGTTCCTCTAGAGATTTTTTCAACATTTCAACAAGAGCATCACCAACAAACTTTTCAAATGCCTGTACATCATCTGGTTCTCCTTCTACAATGTCATAATGGAACTGTAGAATTGGCTCATCTTCATCTGGGAAGGTAACTTCCCCGAGAACGTAACTTATACCGGCAAATGGACCAGAGTTTATTTTAATCACAATTTTGTCTTTGTAAACCTCTGAATGCACATATGAAAAATCAAAGTTATCACTCATCATCATCTCCCAGTGAATCCATAGCTGTGTCAATATCATCATCTGTCATCATATTGCCGTTGGAAACCTTGTAACGATTTTCCACATACTCGATGAACTTTTTGTTTTTCAGTACTGGATCCCAAAATTCAGCTGTGTCGGTATCCTTAGCACGCCATTTCTTAGCTTCGATTTCACCATTTTCATCAACTCTGGAATACCAACCGTTGCTTGGCTTGATAACAACAGAACCTTCCATAGCAATGTCGAGCAAACCGGAGTATTTGGACATGCCACCTTCAAATCTCACATTAATTGGAATCTTTGATTTCTCGCGAACGTATCGAGATTTTTCAATGTTGATGGTGAAAAAGTATCCATCCAAGCCGTCAGCACCTTTGTCTTGAGAACGACCAACGATCCAGACATTGTCGGAGGCCAGCATTATGCCCGTATTATGTGTGACAACTCCGTTTGAAAGAACATAATGTTCCGCGTCTTTTACAGAAATGTCAAAGACCGGCTGTTTACCAATACATTCAATTGATTTGATTTTCATTGTTTTTCCTTTTGTTGTGCCATGTATATCTGTATAGCAAGATCTATCGGATTCATGCTAGAATACCCATGGCTAGTTAGATAATATGCCTTGTTCATGAGAGGCATCTGAATGTTAGATGGTAATGCTAAAAATTCAGTTCTAGTTATTTTTTTGACTTACAGTTATCATAGTGCCACCTTCTCATGTTCGCTTCGGACCCTTCTTTGCCACAATGTGGGCAAATTATAGTCTTTTGTTTGACTCCTGCATTCTATGGCACCCACCCGAGCTTAGAATAATGTTCTCTTTCTGATGCATATATTCTTTTATTCTCACCTGTCTCCGGATTCTTCATGACACATGCGCCTTTAATAGATTCAACCCACTCCGCAGATTTTTTCAGGCCTGTTGCAGATTTCTATCTCTGGGCACATAATTCATTATATTCCTATTCTGTAAGATTGGAATAATACTTAGTCATGTTCACAGATGTTTTTTCGCCTATTATCGATTTTGTTTCTTGAGTGTGTTCTTTTCCATAAAATGGATTGGACTTACCGGATCTCTATCTCTTTTTTCTTTCCTCTTCTGAGAAGATGACGCCTTTCTACACACCAACATATTCCCCAGATAAAACCATGGCATGATCTTTTTGTAATCTCACTGTCTTGCCAGTATTAATATGTTTGTATGTACTGAAGTTTGGATCAGAAAAATTATTGACTGTAGCAATTGCTTTATTGAAGTACTCAGGTGATGCGACTACATCATTTAAAATGTGCATATCTCTTTCATACTGAAGTGCGGACTGATAGTCATCGAACTCTGCTAAAAGAGAAAATGTATGTGGAGTACCAGAACTTAACAATCCCTATAGTTCTGAACTTGTCGTAGATGTGAGATATATTTTGCCATCGCTTATGACATTGCCGTTGATCACTTGCGCATTAGATTTCTAGCCGATGTACTTTGTTTGAGCTGTACCAGATTGTATTTCAAGAAGATAGACTATATGTTTCATTTGAGACCCCTATGTATAGATCTATTTATACTTTAGGGGTCTTGCTAGCGTCAGATAGTCGTTACTTCCATATTATTTTTCAAATCTCTTGCAAAAATCCACTCACCATTTACCATGAACGGGTGCATATCAGAACACACTACTGAGTTTCCATCTTCGAATGTTATTCGATAACAATCTGGAGTTCCATCAAGTAGAGTATCTGGGTTCCAAGTCGCAGTGACCTCCTTCGGTCCCATCATGGTGTGAACCATCTCGCCAATGGATATTTGTTCGATACTTTTCTTAGACCCATCTGCCATAATCAACTCTGTGCCTTCCAGCAAGCAACCGCCAGATAGTACTGGCTTGCTGAACATTTCTTGGGTCATGTAGATGTGACCGATCTGAACAAGCGGAATATCCTTTAAGCGCAGATATGGAGTAATGATTCGATACAGCCCCTTCAAAAACTTTGCCCTCTACATATCTGCTACTGATTTACCATCCAGAGCATCTTCTGCTTCTTTAACTGAAGCCAGGTTGCCGATAGAGTCAATCAGAATGAAAAGTTTGTCACCCTTCTCAACTGCATCCAACTGTTTCATCATGTCGAACTTTAGTTCTTCCAGATTCTTGACAGGAGTGTGCAGAACACGAGAAGGATCAATTCCGACTGACTCAAAGTATTCAACCGGCGAACCAAACTCAGAATCATAAAACAGCAATACTGCTTCCGGGTTCTTCTTCAGATAAGCAGATGCCATGAAAAGAGAGTACATCGATTTGAAGTGTCTAGAAGGACCCTAGATCGTCAGAATACCCGATTTCAGACCGCCAGTAGTGGACCCAGACAGTGCAATATTGATTGCCGGAATTTCCGTCGGTGTTTCATCAACATCATTCATGAATTCAGATTTGTCCATCGTAGCAGAAATTTTAATCGTGCTATTCTTTTTAATTTTGTCCATCAATTTTGATGCCATAATTTACCTTTCGTTATTAACCAAAAAAGTCATCTAGACTCGACTGTTCGATCGCAGACCAACCAATTGAATCTAGAATGATTTGTGTAGAAGCAATCATCGTTTTATCCCATTGCATATCTCTGTCAACCTTTGGATGAAGTCCAAATTCTACGGGGAGAGTCTCATCTGCTGGGAAAGCAATTACATTCTCTCTCAGAGTATTTGGTAGTTTCAGATATACAAACTTGATCTTTGCACCAGAAGCAATAATAGGAAATTGCCCCTGAAGATTTTTCTTCCGGATTAGATCATTATACAACAAACTTGCGCGGACGTGTATGGGTGTAGACACTCCAGCGCCCTTTTTGTAGATATTTTGACTATCGGAATACTCTTCCAAGTTATTAGCAGATCTTGGAAATGCAATTTCGTGTACAGATAATTGATCAAATTCCTTGCGAGTGTCCAACAAGAATTTCTGGATAGTACCCTGATCTGTGTCAAAAACTAATGGGAGAACATCCTTTAATTTCTTGCGAATAAACATCGGAGTAGATGAACGCACCAATTCCAAACCGATTGTTTTATATTTCGGCTTTGAATATGTGACACCTTCAGAAGAATAAGCGCGGACGACATATTTCTTTTTAGCAAGCCAGATAGCCTTATCTGCACAAACTTCCAACTTGAATGAAAGTTTGTTCTCATAAACATTCATCTGCTTACAGACATCATTGACGATGTCATTAACATTCTTCTGGATAATGTCGACTGCCATCTTTTCCAATTTCTTGATGATTTCCGACTTGTCGGTTATCATGGAGAGATATTTCTGCACGACTGGGGCGACGTTGAAGTACACAGAGTCTGTATCGATGTAAATCAAGTACTTGTGACCATCTGTCTTGAACACCTCATTAAGTCTTGCATCTATACTCTGTTCAATAGAACGAAGAACATATTGACCAGTGAGTGTGATTGTTTCGGCTACGTTAGAGTTGAAGAATCTGAATCCCTGGTTACCCATCCCGCCGTACAAGCTGTTAAGTGCAATCTTGATTGCCATTTGCAAATTATCAAGGGCTGAAATATCGGCTTCGATCTTTTCCTTGTCCTTTTCAGATGCACCTGCGGTCTTTGCATTTTCCAGATCTTGAGTCCGGTTCAGCATTTTCTTTTTAGCAGATTTTCTATCTGCCATCATTTCCTCTACGATCTTTGGAATAACACCGCGCGTAGTAATTTCAAACTTTGAGCCATTTGGCCCCCATGCTTGATTCTGTGGTGGCTCCAACTTCATCTTTCCTGCAAGAAGTGCATCAACGTTGAAATCCTTGTCAATGCCACGATACGTCTCTGGGCTGATGTTCAATGTCATCATGATAGATGGATACAAGCTTGTGGCATCCAATGAGATGATCCACTCATGCATACCCACTGCCGGGTCTTTTACATAAGCACCTTCAATATGTTTATCACCATCTGGGTTACGTTCCTTCAGCGGTACCACAGTATTTTCGCCAAACAGTCGATTGTGCAGAATAGAATCCCACATCTTAACTGGACTGAAAACATCTGTGAAGTTGATTTTAGCCAAATATGCCAGAGTGTAGACCAACTCGATAAGTTTCAGTTTATCCTCTAGTCTGGCAACCAACTGAGTGTCTCGGATGTTGTAGTCCACATACTTTGCATCGAACCCTTTCCAGTAGAACTCATTGAAGTTCTTGTACTCAGAGTGATCCAACTTAGTCTCACCGAGTTCTTCTTGCGCGATATGGCCCAACGAATAAGACTCATGTTTCACGAAGACGAATTTCTTGTACAGAGCCATGTAGTCCAGTACAGAAACCCCTGCAATGTTGCAGATGATTTCCTCGTCGCCACCGAAACCCCCGGAGACACGCTTCTTGACAACTTCTACGGATTCCCATGGGGACAATTTCTTGGCCCACTCCTCTCCGAGCACCGCAATGATTCGATTAACGATGTATGGAATGTCAAAGCGTTCTATGTTCCAGCCGGTGATCACTTCGACTGATCTGAGTTGCCAGAACTGTATAAACTGTTTCAGCAATTCCTTCTCAGAACCACAGTTCATGTACCTGCTATCCAGAGGCTTTTCACCTTTATACTCACGCGAGCCAAATGTGAAGCACTGTTTACTCTGCAGATCCTGGATAGTAATAAGAGTGATCTCACAGTCTCCAGTTTCTGCATTTGGGAAACCTGATATTTTTGGGAAGTAACATGATTTCTCATAATCAACCCATTCTCCGGCGATTTCATCGTATATCTCGAATTGCTCAGTCTTCGAGGAGCGAAACTCTGTTAGAGTCATTTCCATTATATGCATTCCTTTTGTTTATCATCCTAGTTCTTATTCTGGGATTTCTGTCCTATATGTGATCGTCAAATTCCTCTTGGCTCATTTTACCATATTTTTCTATTTCTAGCTTGTGTTGATTAGTTTTCTTTCCTCTTTTCTATGAGGAAATTTTCTCACCTCTCGCATGATGATCTGCGACACCAAACTACTTTTTAGATCTTTCCTACAACTGTTCTGATGTCAGTTTTGATAATTGGTCGGTTTTTAGTATTGACAGTTTTTGCTTATATTCTTCTGTGACAGAACATTTCATACTAAAAAATCTTTTCTATGAAGATTTTTTTACAATGAAAGATCTGTTACATCCACAACTACAGATTCTTTCTTCTGGTTTATTCTTTTCATTTTCTTTCTCAAGAAATTTCCTCTTCCTTTCATCTCTTTTTCTTTCTTTGTCTTCCGATTTTTTTGCTTCTCTTGCTTTATCTCTCTCTTTAGCTTTTTCTTGTTTTTCTATTTCTTTCTGGATTCTTCTTTGATTTCTTTCTTGTTTTTCT